TTACCAAAATGAGCAGTGGCATAAAGCCGCAATCAGGCTTGGTGAAGAGTTGGCATCTGTCGGGCCTGTTGGCTATTACGAAATGGACGCAAAAGAATGGCTTGATTGGGCTATGTCAACCGTACAAACTCGCACATGGGTAGGACTGACAGAAGAAGATTTAAAACCAATATGTGATGAATGGCGAATCGTTTATGGTGCATGGATGGATGACTTTGCGAGAGACATTGAAGCCAAGCTGAAGGAGAAAAATGGATACTAAGCCACTATCGTGGTCATACTCAAGCATTAAGTTGTTTGAACAGTGCCCTAAGAAGTATTATCACTTGCGGGTGATCAAAGATGTTAAAGAGCCTGAGACTGAAGCCATGAATTATGGTACGCAGTTCCATGAAGCGGCTGAGTTTTACATCAAAGAAGACAGACCATTACCCCCGCAATTTAACTATGCCAAGTCAGCACTTGATAGCTTAAAGCAAATGAAGGGCGAGAAGATTTGTGAGTACGAGATGGGGCTAACCGAAAACCTAGAGCCATGCGGATTCCATGTGCCGGAAACATGGTGGCGGGGTATCGCCGACTTGATCGTTATCAACCATGAAACAGGTGAGGCGCGGGTGCTAGATTACAAGACAGGACGTTCTGCCAAGTATGCCGATACAGGTCAACTTGAGTTGATGGCATTGGCTGTGTTCAAGCACTTCCCCCACGTTAAAAAGGTCAAAGCCGGACTGCTCTTTGTGGTGGCGAATGCGTTCATTAAGGATTCCTATGGGGCTGACGACCAAGATAGACTTTGGCTAAAGTGGTTAAGAGAATACAATCGAATGAAAAGCGCATACACACATGATGTATGGAATCCAAAGCCATCAGGCCTTTGCAAAAAGCACTGTCTTGTGTTAGATTGTGCACATAACGGAAGGAATTGAAATGCCCTATGTCAACAAACCAAGACCCTACAAAAAAGAATACGAAGAACAAAAAGCTAGGGGAGAAGAAAAGCGCCGTATGGAACGCCAACGAGCAAGGCGAGCTATTGATAAGATGTACCCTGATCGAAATAAAAACGGCGAGGCCGATATCAGAGAAGGTAAAGATGTTGCACACGTCAAGGCCTTGGATAAAGGTGGTTCTAACAAGCAAGGCGTCTTTATAGAATCTGCAAGTGGCAACAGAGCGTTCAAGCGTGACTCAAAGAGTAACCTAGTGCGCGAGACAACAAAGAAAGAAAAAGGCGAGAAGAAGTTAAGTAAAGTCGTTAAGCTGAAAAAATAAAAACAATCAGCAACAGGAGAAATTTTTGCAAGTTGTAGACAACAAACTATTACTATTAAATCTCAAAAACCCCAACAAAATAACGACAGTCATACCTAAAAGCAAAGTGGTGCGTACTCACGAGACGCACTCTGAGGTAGCCGTCAAATGGGGTCTTGATGAAGCACACACCTTAAAAGGTTTGGTGAAGAACGTGCCGTCTCCAATCATGGGGCAGTACCAATGGACAGGCATGTACAAGCCGTTCGACCATCAGAAAACAACTGCCGCTTTTTTGACCATGAATCCTAGAGCCTTTTGCTTGAACGAGCAAGGCACAGGCAAGACCGGTAGCGTGATATGGGCGGCTGACTATCTCATGAAGATTAAGAAGGTAAGACGTGCGCTCATCATCTGCCCGTTATCCATCATGGATTCCGCGTGGCGAACAGATTTGTTTAAGATTGCCATGCACCGCACAGTAGACATCGCCTACGGTAACAAAGAAAAGCGCAAGCAGATCATCAACGGCATATCCGAATTCGTCATCATCAACTACGACGGCGTGGAGATTGTGGCCGAAGATATTGCTAATGGTGGGTTTGACCTGATCGTCATTGACGAGGCCAACGCATACAAGAATGCCCAAACAACTCGGTGGAAAACCCTCAAGAAACTTTTGAAACCAGAGACTTGGCTTTGGATGCTGACTGGGACACCCGCCGCACAGTCACCGGTTGATGCGTACGGCTTGGCTAAACTGGTCAACCCCAAGGGCGTGCCTCCGTTCTTTGGATCATTCAAAGACATGGTGATGTACAAAGTGTCTAAGTTCCGGTGGGTGCAACGGCCTGACGCTGAACAGACTGTATTTAGGGTGTTACAACCAGCGATCCGGTTTACCAAGGAGGAGTGCTTAGACCTACCCGAGATGACCTATGTGACGCGAGAAGTCGAGTTGACCCCCCAACAACGCAAGTACTACGACCTACTCAAGAAACGTCTTGTGGTGCAAGCATCAGGGGAGCAGATTACGGCGGTCAACGCTGCGGTTGGATTGAGCAAGCTCCTACAAATATCTTGTGGTGCGGTGTATTCCGATAGCGGTGAAACCCTGACGTTCGATATCAAAAATAGGTACAAAGTTCTAAGGGAAGTCATAGACGAAACTAAGCAAAAAATCCTGATCTTTGTGCCTTTCAAGAATACAATCAAAATCCTTTCAGACATGCTACAAGCGGAGGGTTTCAGCACAGACATCATCAATGGAGAGGTTACCGCCTCGAAGCGTGCCGATATATTCAGAGCGTTTCAGAACGAACCCGACCCAAGGATACTGATCATTCAACCACAAGCGGCGGCTCACGGCGTGACTTTAACGGCGGCTGACACGGTTATTTGGTGGGGGCCGACCCCAAGCCTAGAGACTTACGCACAAGCGAATGCAAGGGCACATAGACAAGGGCAACGCCATCCTGTCACCGTGGTGCGTCTACAGGGATCAAAAGCGGAGAAACATCTGTACTCACTGTTAGACACAAGAATGAACGATCACACAAAATTAGTTGAACTTTACAAGAATCTACTTGACTAATGTAAAATTAGCCATATAATAGTAGACCTAGACAACTTAAAACAGGAGAATTTTATGACGGAAGATATTTCCATAGATAAACTGACCCGCGTATATCTCAAAATGCGGGATAAGAAAGCCGAAGTTTCAAAGCAATTCGAGGCCGAGCTCGACCGGATTGATGAGGGCATGCGCAAAGTAAAAACTGCCTTGCTTGATCACATGAAGGAGATCGGCGCGGAGAGCTTGAGAACCGAATCCGGTTTGGTATATAGGACTGTTCGCACCTTGTATACGACATCGGATTGGGAATCCATGAACAAGTTTATCCTTGAACATGGCGTGCCGGACTTGTTGGAGAAGCGTCTGCATCAAACCAACACCAAGGCTTTTCTAGAAGAGCACCCTGACCTTATACCCCCAGGACTCAATGCGAACAGTGAGTATTCAGTAACTATAAAGAGGAGTAAATAATGGACGAACCATTCGTGCCGATTGAAGACATAGCAACGTATTTTGCCGTGTCTGTGTCGACTGTACGTGCATGGATACGTCAAGACTTAATCCCCGCTTTGAAAATCGGTGGCGTATATCGCTTTAAGATTGCCGAAGTAGAGAAGGCCTTGCGTGACTTGAACGGCGGCGACTTGCCCAAAGAAGAAAAAGATGGAAGCATAACTGTCAAGGTTGATCCCCACCAGTTAGCTTTAAATTTTGGCCCTGACGAAGATATTTAACCTAGGAGAAAACAATGAGTGAAATGACATTATTTAAAGGTGGTTTGCCCGCTTACTTGAGAGCCGCACAAGATGACGCAACCGATGCGTTAGCAGGAGGAGAATTAGGTGCACGTCGTATTTCCATCAAAGGCGGTGTGTTCCGTGAATTTATTGGCGGTAAAGAGTACCGCGTGTCTGAAGATCGTGCCATGAATGTGGTGATCATCAAAGCCGCACCAAAGACATCACGTAAGTATTATGAGGGTACATACGTTGAGGGTGAAGTTAAAGGGCCAACATGTTGGTCACAAGATGGCACACGTCCTGACGACAAAGTCAAGGACAAGCAAGCCGCTACTTGTATCACATGCCCCAAGAACATCAAGGGATCAGGTCAAGGCGAGAGCCGCGCATGCCGTTATGAGCAACGTGTTGCTGTATTGCTTGAGGGCGAGATCGACAAGCGTGAAGTTTACCAGTTGGTATTGCCCCCCACATCAGTATTCGGGGACGGTGAGAAAAATAAGCTCCCACTGCAAGCCTATGCACGTCATTTGAAAAGCAATGACACACCTATCATTGGCGTGGTGACTGAGATGCGCTTTGATACTGCAAGTCCTACGCCCAAGCTGACATTCAAGCCTGTGCGCCCTGTGACTGAGGAAGAGTTCCATGTTGTCATGGAGATGAAAGACTCTAAAGAAGCTATTGATGCGATCACAATGACAGTTGCACAAACTGACGGCGTGAAGGAAAAACCTGTG